GAAGATGAAGAGGAGATGGAAGAATCCACCAAATCTAAGTCTAAGAAAGAATCTGAAGACGAAGAAGAATCTGAGGACGAAGACGAAGACGAGATGGAAGAATCCACTAAGTCTAAGAAAGAATCTGAGGACGAAGAAGAATCTGAAGAAGAAGAGGACGAAGAAGAGCCTAAGGAATCTAAAAAGAAGGTTTCTGAAGCACTTGATCTCCTTATCACAAATGAAGCTGAACTTAGCGAAGACTTCAAAACCGAAGCTGCAACACTTTTTGAAGCAGCTATTGCAGAAAGATCTCTTGAGATTCAAGAAAGTCTTGAAGCAAAATACAATTCGGAATTGAACGAAGAAGTTGAATCACTCCGTGAGAGTCTTGTCGAAAGAATCGATGATTATCTTTCATATGTGGTTGAAAGCTGGGTTGAAGAGAACTCTGAGCAAGTTGAAAATACACTTCGCACAGATATCGCTGAAAACTTCATGTCTTCACTTAAAGACCTATTCATCGAGAACTATATCGAAGTTCCAGCCGAAAAGAGAGACCTTGTTGAAGAACTCAACACATCTGTTGAAGAAACATCTTCACAACTCTCAGAAGCTGCAACCGAGATCGAAACTCTTAAAGAGCAGATCGAAACATTCGAGAGAGCTGAAGTTATCAACTCGCTATCGGAAGATCTGTCAGAAACAGAAACACATCGTTTCAAGACTATCTTGGAAGACATGAGTTTCTCTGATAAAGAAGTCTTCTTCAATAAAGCTCAGACAGTCAAAAGTTCAATCTTTGAAATCAAAGAAGAAACATCTCAAGAAGAATCTTTGGTTGAAGAAACCGAAGACGAAACAGAAATCGTAATTGAAGGTACAACAGATCCTCTCACGAAGCTTCCTGCTTCTATGAGACAATATGTTGAAGCCCTCGCAAAATAAACCATATCACAAACAATAACATAGGAGAAATTCAAAAATGTTTAATACAGAAAACGAAATGAAAAAGTGGGCACCAGTGCTTGAGCACAAGGATGCACCTGCTTTCCAAGATTCACACCGCAAGGCTGTTACAGCCAAGCTTCTAGAAAATACAGAGATCGCTCTTCAAGAAGAGAGAGTACAATCTGGTTTTCTTAACGAGAATAACGTAACTACATCGGCTGTAAGTAAGTTCGATCCAGTTCTTATCTCTCTTGTACGTCGTGCAATGCCTAATCTCATCGCTTATGATGTAGCAGGTGTTCAGCCAATGTCCGGTCCAACTGGTCTCATCTTCGCGATGAAGGCACGTTACAACGACACCGCATCTAGCCCAAGCCTTACTAAGATTGGTACGGACGACGTGGAAGCACTTGGTCTCGACGAGCCACAAACTGCTTTCTCTGGTCCTGTTTCCACAACTGCTGGTGAAGCTCTTGGCGGAGATAATGGTGCTGCTTTCGGCGACATGGGTTTCACCATCGAGAAAGCTGTTGTTGAAGCTCAGACTCGTGGTCTTAAGGCTGAATACACAATGGAACTTGCTCAAGATCTTAAGGCAGTTCATGGTCTTGATGCTGAAGCTGAATTGGCTAATATCCTTTCGACTGAAATCCTTGCGGAAATCAATCGTGAAGTTATTGACACAATCAATGACAAGGCTAAGCCTGGTTTCACTCCAGATCCTTCCTCTCCATTCACTCCTGGCGTATTCGACCTTGCATCTGATGCTGATGGTCGTTGGGCTGTTGAGAAGTTCAAGAGCTTGATCTTCCAAATCGAAGTCGAAGCTAATAAGATTGCAACTGAAACACGTCGTGGTAAAGGTAACTTCATCATCTGCTCAAGCAATGTTGCTTCCGCACTTGCAGCCGCTGGTCAACTTGACTACACACCTGCTCTTGCTACTAATCTACAAGTAGATGCAACTGGTAATACATTCGCCGGTGTCCTTAATGGTCGCCTTAAGGTATATGTTGATCCATATGCTGCTGTCGATTATGTAACAGTTGGTTTCCGTGGAACTAATCCATATGATGCTGGTCTCTTCTACTGCCCATACGTACCACTCACTATGGTTCGTGCAGTTGATGAAAGCACATTCCAACCTAAGATTGGTTTCAAGACTCGCTACGGCATGGTCAAGAACCCATTCGTAGAAGCTGCTACTAGTGGCGGCGTTGGTAATGCTAACCTGAATCCATACTTCCGTAGATTCGAAGTTCTCAACATCAATGTTGGCAGTTAATTTTAATTAATTAATTTTATAATTTGAAGGGGTCTCGAAAGAGGCCCCTTCTTTTGTTTATAAATACACATATGAGTAACTTAACCAGCAATTATAATTTTCTTTCACCAACAGGATTTAAGTTGGTTGTGAATCATGATCGATTAGCTAATTTGGAATACTTCGCCACAAGTGTGACGCTTCCATCCTTTAACACTGGAGTCGTTGATCTTAATAGTCAGCAACATAAAGGATATATTCAGGGCGATATGACAATGGACGAATTATCTTTGAGAGTTGCCATTGATGAAAATAAGAAAGTTTATACTGAGATGTTTGAATGGATGATTGAAAGTAGGGATGAAAAACTAATATCATTTGATGCAACTTTAATTATCATGACCAGTCATAACAATCCTAATAGATCTGTTCAATTTAAAAACATCTTTCCAGTAAGCATGGGCTCTCTTGAATTTAATACTCAAAGCAGTGACATTGAATATCTTCAGGCTGATATCTCGTTTAGATATGATGAGTTTAAATTCGTATAAATAATACCATATGATGAGTTTAAATGATATTTTAGAATCTTGGAAGAAAGATTCGGTGATTGATGAGCATGCTTTAGATGATGTAACTATTCAGACATCTAAACTACACGCTAAGTATCTTGAAATCTTCACACTGTCTAAGTTGCAGTTGAGGAAGAAAGAGATGGATCTGGAGCAAGTTCGAAAGGATAAGTGGCTTTACTACACAGGAAAGATGACACAAGGAGAGATGGATAAAAGAGGATGGTCATATGATCCATTTCAAGGTATGAGTAAACCTCTTAAATCAGAGATGGAAATGTACTATAGCACTGATGTAGATATCGTTAAAGTAAGATCTGGTATCGAATATCAGAAAGCCATTACTGATTCCCTTGAAGAGATTATGAGTAACATTCGATGGAGACATTCACACATCAAGAATATAATTGATTTCCGTAAGTTCACATCTGGAATGTAATTCAACATACCTTCTAGAGCCGATTAAAGAATCTTTACATTAATCTATTGATGATTAAGTATCCTTGTTAATTTGATCATAGTCATTCCTGTTCTGCTTTGATTTGATTATATCAATTATAATAGAATGTCAAGTTATGTCAAGATGATATCGAAGATTCCGCAGGAAAGATTAGAAATATATAGATACTATGATTAATGTAGAGAAAAAGAATGAAGCCACCTTATATTTGGGTTCAGAAGACTCAGGCATATTGATGGAAATTTCGGAGTTCTTTACATTCTATGCACCTGGGTATAAATTCATGCCTAGCTATCGTAATAAGATGTGGGATGGAAAAGTGCGTTTATATAATCGTATGAACAGTACCATTCCATCAGGTTTATTGAATGAGGTGCTTCAGTTTGCGAAGGATAGGAGTTATCAAGTGAATCTTTCGCCAGACATACAGAATAGATTCTCTTATGATGAAGAGTTTATTGATGGATTGTCACTCTGTAGTGGAGGTAATCCTATTAAGCCTAGAGACTATCAGAAGAGAGCATTTGAATTTGCTACTGATAATGGTAAGGCTATCCTAGTTTCTCCAACTGGTTCGGGTAAATCTCTTATCATCTATATGCTGATTCGATACTATTTACAAGAGGAGCTTGATAAAAAAGTTATAATCGTTGTTCCCACAACATCTCTGGTCGAACAGATGTATAAGGATTTCGCTGACTACTCAAGTGATGATCCAGACTTTGATGTTGAAGAGGATGTTCATAGAATCTATTCTGGTAAAGAAAAGACATTTGATCAATCGGTTCTTATCACAACTTGGCAGAGTGCTGTTAAACTTCCCACATTGTGGTTTGAACAATTTGGATGTGTCATTGGAGATGAGGCTCATACATTCAAGGCTAAGTCACTCACAACTATCATGAGTAGATTAGTTAATGCTGAGATGAGAATTGGCACGACTGGAACTTTAGATGGTGGTCAAGTCAATGAATTAACACTCACTGGTAATTTTGGTCAAGTGTATAAGGTAACGACTACACAGTCTCTCATTAAATCTGACACACTCGCCGACCTCAAGATTCAATCCCTTGTGCTTAAATATAGTGATAAAGTTAGAAAAGCATTTGGTAAGCAGACATATGCTGATGAAATTAGTTTCATTGCTGCTCACGAACAGAGAAATAGATTCATCACCAACTTAGCACTTGATCAAACAGGTAATACTCTAGTTCTTTATAATCTCGTGAAGAAACATGGAGAGCCTCTATTCAAACAGATAAGAGATAGGGCTGGTAAAAGGAAAGTCTTCTTCGTATCTGGATCAGTGAATGCTGAAGAAAGAGAGAAGATTCGTACAGTGACAGAGAAGGAGAAGAACGCCATAATTGTTGCAAGTGTGGGTACATTCTCCACAGGAATTAATATTCGCAATCTTCATAACATTATATTTGCATCACCATCTAAATCACAGATTCGGGTTCTTCAATCCATTGGTCGAGGTTTGAGAAAGAGTGAGAATGGTCAGGGGACCGTTGTGTATGATCTAGCTGATGATCTATCTTGGAAGAAGAGGAAAAACTACACACTAAATCATGCGGTTGAAAGAGTAAAGATTTACAATAAAGAAGGTTTCAGTTACGAAATACACGAAGTACCTCTATTATAAATATAGATGAATATATTATGAAAGACATTTTAGAAAAGATACTGGAAACAGAGATATTTACATATCGGCTTACCGATGGAAGTTACATCGTAGCCGAAGAGTTGGAATCTGATAATAATGTCACATATGTTGCACTTCCTGCACAGATAGTTTACACCGATGATTATCACTTAACAAATTGGAATATCACATCAGCATATGATCTAACAGAACTTAACTGTTGTAATATAGTAAGTCGCGCCGACGCCCCATTTGAGTTAAAAGCGCATTACATGAAATATTTGATGATATGTAGATCAAATCAAGATGAGGTCGATGAACGAATGAAATCACTATTTGATATGGATGATGATATTTTTGGTGAACTCGATGAACAAATCCCAATTGAGCATTCTAATCGATTCAATTGGAAGCCTGAGAACAATTAGAGTATTTCTTTTCAATCATGATGCGAAGATTAAACTTTAGTCTTTACATTTCAGTTAAAATCTATATTATAGTATATAATGAAACGTAAACCACAACACTATGTAAATAATAAAGAATTTTCTCAAGCAGTAGTCGATTATGTAACTTCCGTAGTCGAAGCAAGAGAGGATGAAAAAGATGAACCTAAAGTTACCAATTATATTGGTACGTGTTTCTTAAAGATAGCGGAAGGACTATCACATAAACCTAATTTCTTTTCATATACATATCGTGAAGAGATGGTTATGGATGCCGTAGAGAATTGTATCAAAGCAATTATGAACTATGATATCAAGAAGGCAACAAGAACGGGATTGCCGAATGCTTTCGCTTATTTCACACAGATTAGTTTCTATGCTTTCCTTCGAAGGATTGCAAAAGAAAAGAAACAACAAGAGATCAAAGAAAGATACATTGATTACGCAGGAGCAGATGCCTTCGCTGACTTTGGTGGTAATTGTGATTCGGAATTCATAGTAGATCACATCAGACAAAAATCACAAAGGATTAAAGAAAGAGATAATCTGGTTAAGGAATTCGGTAAGAAGACTAAGAGAAAAGAAAGAGCAAAGAAGAAAGTTATTGACTCTTTCGAGAATTTCTATATTATAGTATAACTATATGAAGATAGCAGTTATTAATGATACTCATGCGGGCATCAAAAATGGTTCAGATACATTTCTTGATTACGCTGAAAGTTTTTATACCAATACGTTCTTTCCTTATTTGAAAAAACATGGTATAAAAAAGATATTACATCTTGGTGATTACTTTGATCATCGTAGGTTTGTGAACTTTAAGGTTCTTAAAAGAAACTACGAACATTTCATTTCCAAGTTAAATGAGTATGATCTTACAATGGATATCATACCTGGCAACCATGATGTGTATTACAAGAATACGAATGATCTTAATTCATTGAATGAAATTCTAGAGCAACATGATAGGATAACAATCTATAATGAGGCTACTGTTGTTTCTTATGATAAACTAGATATACTTTTACTACCTTGGATATGTGAAGAGAACCATGATCGCTCAATCGCCGCGATAAAGAAATCCAAAGCAACTATTCTAGCAGGTCACCTTGAACTTGGTGGATTCGAAGTCATGAGAGGAATCAAGGCTGTCGATGGTATGGATAGAAAAATCTTTGATAGATTCGATATGGTTTTATCTGGTCACTATCATGCCAAAAGTTCAAAGGATAATATTCACTATCTTGGCACACAATTTCAGTTTACATTTGCTGATGCAAATGAAGATAAGTATTTCCATATATTAGATACAGATAAAAGAGAATTGACATCAGTTCGAAACCCTGATAGTATGTTTCATAAACTAATATATGATGAAGATAAGGTACCAGAGATAAAGAAAGATTATAAAGATTCATACATCAAGGTAATCGTTCTGAATAAAAAGAACTTGTATTCTTATGATAAGTGGCTGGATAAGCTTCATAAGGCTGAACCATTCGAAATTAAAATACTAGAATCATTTGATGAATATCTAGGTGAGAATGTAGAAGATGAAGGAATCACAACCACAGATACATCAACACTTCTAAACAGTTATATCGATTCAACAGAAACAGATTTGAATAAAGACATACTGAAGAAATTGATGCAAGAACTCTTTCTTGAAGCACAGAATATTGACGAGATTTAATGATCACATTTGAAAAACTATCCTATAAGAATTTTCTAAGTACAGGAGATAAAACCACAGTAATCGATCTGAATAGATCATCTGCAACACTGGTTGTTGGCGCAAATGGAGCTGGTAAATCTACCATGTTGGATGCACTATCATTTGCTCTATTTGGAAAGCCGCACCGTAATATCAATAAGCCCCAATTGGTAAATTCAATCAATGGTAAAGGTTGCGAGGTTGAGGTATCATTCTCTGTCGGTAAAAATAAATATAGGGTGTATCGTGGAATCAAACCAGGAGGCTTCAAGATATATCAGAATGATCAATTACTAAATCAAGAATCTCATAGCAGAGATTATCAAAAAGTTTTAGAGAGTAACATCCTTAAATTAAATCACAAGTCTTTTCATCAGGTTGTAGTTCTTGGTTCAAGCAGTTTCATTCCTTTTATGCAATTGCCTACAGCACAAAGAAGAGGTGTTATTGAAGACCTGCTAGATATTGGTATATTCACGAAGATGAATATTCTGACAAAAGATCGCTATTCTAAACTCAAGAATGATCTAATCAATACAGTTAATGAGATTAATATACTTACCGAATCGATAAGATTAAAGAAGAAGCACATTGATGAATTAAAAGCAATTGATCTAAAGAATTCTGTTAATAACACAAGAAAGATTGAATCTCTTAAAGATGAGCAAAAACTTCTTCAAAAAAGGAATACAGAATTACAAGAGGAGTTTGATATCAAGTGGCCCGAACTTAGTTCTCTTATAGAAGAAGCAACAGATAAAAGAAAAGATATAGGCTTTGAGAAGAACACTTGTAATCACGATCTGAAATCATTGATGAAACAGTCTAAATTCTTTGAGGAAAATGATTGTTGCCCTACGTGCGACCAAATTATCTCGGATGAATTGAAAGCATCTAAGAAATCAGATATAAAAGAGACCGCTGGATCGATTCAAGACACACTAAAATCTCTCGAAAACGATGATTTTTCACTTCGCGAAACCCTCGACTCTTTAGGTAATAAGAAGAAAGATATAGATAAACTTCGCACAGATATTCGTATGAATGAAGGCACTATCCAACATTGTATGAATCAGATAGAATCACTTGAATCCTCAGATTCAATTGTTTCAGTAGATACAAGCGAATCAGAAAATGAACTCAAACAAGACCAAGATTCTATTGTAGACCTGAATAAGAAACAACAATCACAGAATCATGTTAAGACATATATCGAAGCAATCTTTGAGTTATTAAAGGATACGGGAATCAAAACAAAGATCATTCGTGAATATTTACCTGTGATGAATAAACTTATCAATCAATATTTACAGGTACTAGATTTCTTTGTTTCATTCAACCTTGATGATTCTTTTAATGAGACAATCAAATCAAGACACAGAGATGATTTCTCTTATGATTCGTTTTCAGAGGGCGAGAAACAAAGGATCGATCTGGCTCTTCTCTTTGCTTGGAGACAGATAGCCAAGATGAAGAATTCAGCCAACACAAATCTTTTGATATTGGATGAGACATTTGATTCTAGTATGGATGCAGATGGAGTTGATAATCTTCTTAAAATTCTTTTCACATTAAGAGATGATTCAAATGTATTTGTGATATCACACAAGCAAGATTTACTAGAAGGCAAATTTCCTACCAAGATAGAATTTGAGAAGACTAGAAACTTCTCTGGTATAAAAAAGTAATAGGTTTGGCATATGAGATATTTGGATACATACAATAATACCACACACATGGTTGAATCGATGCTGAGCAAAGAAGATAATTTGCCCTCAAAGGAGCTATTCGAAACATATTTTAATGGAGTCCTCAAAATAGATTTCCTCAAAGACTACGGAATCGAACTCCAATATAATGAGAATTACTCTCATTTGCTCGAAGAATTGAAACGTATTCGTAAGTCATTGATAGCGAACAACTTGTAAACTTTAGGCAAGGCCCGAATTTTCTTTCATAACTTATTGATATTCAATGAGTTAAAGCCCTTTACAAAACGGCATTTATGGTATATAATATACCTATAAATGAGAAAGAAAAGAAAAGATAGAAACTACGTTTTATACCGTGTGACGATCGGAGCCGACACATATATCGGTCTCACGGTTTCACAAGGCCGAGCATTTTGGAAATCCGTTAAGATTCGTGTTCAGAAACACATCTCTCGGGCAATGAAGGAAAACAAGGACTGGACGATGTGCAATGCCATTCGTGCAACAAATGAAACCATCTACTACGAGGTTCTTGAAGTTATTCGTGGTCGCAAGCCGGCTTATGGCCGCGAGAGAGAACTCATCTCAGAGTTAAATCCATCGCTCAATGATTTTTAATATGTTGACTATCAATGACTTATCAATTTTTGCAGAGATGAATTATACATATCATAACTTGTTGATACTCAAAGACTTAAAACCCTTTACAAATCCACAGAACCTGATATAATATATATATACGATTAATTATGAATTACGAACTCCAATCCACCCTCGCCCGCCTTCTAGCCAAAGAGAACATTACTGTGACCCACGGCAACATGAAGACCGCAATGTTTGATGTTAAGAATCGTGTTCTTGGTTTGCCCATGTGGAAAAATAAGAGCAAAGATGTTTATGATATGTTGGTCGGACACGAAGTTGGTCACGCCCTTTATACGCCCTCAGAAGGAATCGAAGAATTCCGCAGAAAGTGTGGCGACATTCCATTTGATGTATGCAACATCGTTGAAGATATTCGAATCGAACGAATGATTCAAGATACCTATCCTGGCTTGCCGCGAGTATTTAAAAAGGCTTATACAGAATTGGTCGAAGATGACTTCTTTGGCACCAAGAAAAAGAACATAGCCGAATGTGGCTTTCTTGACCGCCTCAATCTACGAGGCAAAGTTGGTTCACTCTTAGCTATTCCTTTGAATGACGATGAAGAGGTGATTTATCAAAAGTGCCTTATGGCTGAGACCTTCGATGACGTTATTGAAATTTGTCTAGAGATCAAAGACATGCTTGAGAAAGAGCCGCCGCAACCTCAAAGTGAAGACGCCGACTCTGCTGAAGACGCCGACTCTGCTGAAGACGCCGACTCTTCTGAAGAAGCCGAAGATTCAGACCCCACGCCGGGCAATGAAGGTGATTCGGAAGACACCGATGGTGATTCAGAAACAGATGATGGCGAAGAATCTTTTACTAAGGCTTTCCAAGATGCAATGGAAGATGCGGCGTCTGAAGCCGATACATCCAGTCCCGATATCGAATCTGATTCAGAAGATGAAGAATCGGTCAACACTGATTCAATTCAGAATGAAGGCGCAGGTGACGGCGTATCAAAGCAATTCAAATCAGAAACCCTTTCAGATTTCGAAGAAAAACTGGAAGAGACCGTCGAGTCGCCAGAGGACAGAAATTTCACATCAGTGATGCTTCCTCGACCGAATTATATTTATGATGCAATCATTGGTTATGATCAGTTGCAAAAGTCGCGCCTCAAATTTTCTTATACAGCTCTTATGAAAAGCAGGCCTGATTATGCCGCTCAGGTAAATGATAGATTCATAACCTTCCGAAAGACAACCAAAAAGAAAGTTGGAACTATGGTTCGTGAATTCGAACAACGCAAAGCGGCTTATCAATACTCTCGTGCGAAAGAAAGTCGCACAGGCAAATTGGATGTTAATAAGTTACATAACTACAAGTTGACCGACGAGATTTTCCTCTCACAAACTAAGTTGGCTAACTCGAAATCGCACGGCATGATTTTTCTATTAGACTATTCTGGTTCAATGAGTTCCGTGCTCAAAGATGTGATTGACCAGACTCTCAATTTGGTTACCTTTTGTAAGAAGGTTGGAATTCCTTTTCGAGTTTATTCCTTCACAAATACATGGGCAACAGCAACCAAAATGACGACTAAGCCCACATTCAATGAGGTCGATTTAGGTGATGTGCTTCTTGTAGAACATATCACCAGTGAAATGAATAAAACGAAATATGATGAGGCTTTCAAATCTCTCTGGTGGACAGTGAATAGCTGTGGGGGCAACGCCGGAGATTATGATCAACTTGGAGGCACACCATTAGATACTGTATTGACCATGATGCCAACAATCTTGACAGATTTTGCTAAGAAAAATGGAATACAGAAAACCACTTTTGTTACCTTGACAGACGGTGATAGTGCCCGCCTTAATACTTCACATGAATGGAGTGAGGTGAAGACTTTGAAGAAGATCAAATGCGGTAGTAAGATACACGAAATTCGCAACTACACGGCGACGAATGATCTAATGGAAATGATCAATCAATTGCCTGGTATAAACACTATTGGTTTCTACCTTCCTAATCACAAGAAAGCAGTAAACAGAATCCTACACCGATTCATTTACAATTCTAAGGATATGCAGAAAGCCAGAAAATTACACGCCAAGAATGGTTTCTCAAGTGTCAAGAATCTTGGATACGGTGCCTATTACATTTTAGATTCAGATGTCGGCATCAATGACAGCGATTTCATTACAAAAATCGATGAAGATGCTGCCAACTCTCGAAAGGCTCAAACCAAGCTAGCAAAACAGTTCGGCGAGCACAATAGAAAATCCCGGCAAACTAGAGTTCTTCTAACAAGTCTTGCTCAACAAATTGCTTAACCAACGAAGTGAACTGGATGTCTAACTCATTGAATATCAATAACTTATCAATTTTTACTAAAGGTTCGAAACAGTCTTGTAACTATTTGATACTCAAAGACTTAAAACCCTTTACAAATCCCCAAAACCTGATATAATATATATATAAGATTGATTATGAAAAATACACTAACAAATGAAAATATCGCCTCCATTCACCAAGTGATGGATTTTACTAAAGCCCCGGTCAAAAAAGGAGCCATCGTCGATGCCGGTGAGAGCCTCGGAATTGATCGTTCTAGCATCCATCGAGCTGTTAATTCAATGTTTTCGAAAACATCGAAACGAGGTTACTACACCTTTCCTATTTCCCAAGTCACGGGTGAACCAATCACCGCTGATACTCCGATTTCAGCGCCGGCAAAACCTCCGGCGCCGACTCCAGCTGAGAATTTCAAACTGGCGACCACAGTTTCCTCGGTTGTCGATGATGAGATTCACATTCCAACAGTTGACCGCACATATGTCAAGTGGGGTGAATTCAAAACCGTGGCTGATATTCTTGCCGCCGGCATTTTCTACCCATTATATATTGAGGGCATGTCTGGAAATGGTAAAACATTCATGGTCGAACAAGCCTGTGCAAAAGCAAAGCGTGAATATATTCGAGTTCAGATTTCGCCTGAGACGGATGAAGATGATCTTATCGGTGGTTTTCGACTTATCAATGGCGAGACAATCTATCAAAAAGGTCCCGTAGTCAAGGCTATGGAACGTGGAGCAGTTCTACTGGTTGATGAAATTGACCGTTCGACTAACAAGATCATGTGCCTCCAAGGGGTTCTTGAGGGCAATCCTGTTCTTCTAAAGAAGACCGGTGAAGTCATTACTCCAGCTCGAGGTTTTACAGTTATTGCCACCGCAAATACTAAAGGTCGTGGCTCTGATGATGGCCGATACACCGCCGCAACGATTATCGATGATGCTTTCCTAGAGCGTTTCGTAGCCACAATCGAACAGCAATATCCTGCCCCCGGCACTGAGAAAAAGATTTTGGTTAAACACGCCGAAAAATACGAAGTGAATGACCCAGAGTTTATCGATAAGCTGGTCGCCTGGTCAAATGTGATTCGTAAAACATTCGCTGATGAAGCCGTGGATGAAGTGATTTCCACTCGCCGTCTCTGCCACATTATAAAGAGCCATTCCATTTTCGCCAATCGCATGAAATCGATTGAGATGTGCATCAACCGTTTCGACTCTGAGACCAAGGAAGCCTTCCTTGACCTATACACGAAGATCGATGAGTCCGCTAATTTAGAGGAATTCACTCAAGAGAAAGAATTTGCCTCCGAGGCTGACAACCACGACATGCCATAAACACTTTACTATCGAGGGATACGATAGTAATTCATAATCATAATCAATCGAGGTGGCGCCCATTACGGGTGTCACCTCACTATATCAAATTTTATATGAAAACAAAACCAACTAACCCAAAAGATTCTTGCGGAATTAAAAAGGTACCCATGAGTGGCATGCCTATGAACGTTCTGATGGAAGCAGGACTTGTTAAACTACACGGCGACTTAAAATATGGTCGCTTTAATTGGAGAGAAGCGGGGGTTCGAGGCTCTGTATATTATGATGCCTCGATTCGCCATTTGGCGGCATGGTATGAAGGTGAAGACATTGACCCAGATTCTGGTGTTCACCATATCGCTCATGCAATTTGTGGTTTAGCCGTTCTTCGTGATTCAATGATAAGAGATAATTGGACAGATGATCGCCCGCCACCAAGTGAAGCTGGTTGGATAAAAGAATTTAACGAGATCGCTGCGAAGATGATCGAAAATAAGCTAAAATAGATTTGACATAAAACCATAACCTGATATAGTATATAACATGAAACTAAGTAATGAAACAATAGAGGTGCTAAGAAATTTCGGCGCCATCCAACCAAACATCGTAGTCAGCCCTGGTTCGACTATTTCAACACTGGCAGAGGCAAAACACATCTTGGCTGAGGCTCAGATCGATCAGACCTTTGATTCTGAATTCGGCATCTATGATGTAAATGAATTCCTTTCTGCTCACAGTCTTATTGAAGACCCCGAGCTAGAATTCCTTGACAGTCATGTTACTCTGAAATCTGGCTCGGCAAGTGTGAAGTACCACTTTGCTGATAAAGACATCTTAACAAAGAAGACTAAGGATATTAATATGCCACCGGCTGATATGTCTTTCACATTCACCGAAGCAAATATTAATAATATTCGTAAGGCAGCTTCAAGCCTTAATTTAGATTCTCCAACACTATCACTAATTGTTGAAGATGGTAATATTGTAGCCCGAGTCCTTTGTACTCAAAATCCATCTTCCAATAGCTATTCATTGGTCATTGGTAAATATGATGGAGATGATACAGAAGCAGATTATCGATTCAACATTGATAACTTGAAACTTATTAGTGGTGACTATAACGTGGATATCAACAACAAACTAATTTCCAACTGGAAACACGAAACAGTAAGTGTGCAATACTGGATTGCACTTGATAAAACATCAACAGTATAATAATATGAGTGAAGAAAACCAAACAGAAGCAGAAGCAGTAAAACCAGATGTCAGCCTCAATGATTTTATCGTGATGGTTAAGTTGATTGACATCTGCTCAAAACGTGGAGCATTCGAAGGGCCCGAATTAAAAGATGTTGGTACTCTTCGAGGCCGACTATCAGAGTTTGTTGAATATCACAAACCCGAAGAGCCAGAGCCAGAAGAAGAGCCAAGCGCCGAAGAAGAATAAATGATACTATGGTGGGTGTTTGAGTGATATCAGACACCCACCATCTTAATCTTGACCCGCCAAACTTATTACTATATTATACATTATATGAAAGAAAATTTACTATGGGTGGAGAAATACAGACCTCAAAAGATTGAGGATTGCGTTCTACCACAAAAACTGAAAAAGACATTTACCGAGTTTGTTAAGAATTCCGATATTCCTAATATCATCCTAGCTGGTCCCGCAGGGACTGGAAAGACTACAATCGCCAGAGCATTGTGTAATGAATTAGGACTTGACTGTCTGCTCATTAATGCCTCGGAGGAAAGTGGTATCGACACCCTTCGCAATAAAATTAAGCAGTTTGCTTCTTCAATGTCCCTTGATATGGAAAAGAAGTATAAAGTGGTTATTCTCGATGAGGCTGATTATCTAAATGCGCAATCTACACAACCTGCGCTACGAGGATTCATTGAAGAGTTTTCTGGTAACTGCCGATTTATTCTTACGTGTAATTTCAAGAATCGTATTATTGAGCCACTCCATTCTCGATGCACAGTTATTGATTTCAACGAAGTGAAAATCAATGACCCCAAACTGGCTTCGCTCTTTATGAAGCGATTGCAATTCATCTTGAAAGATCAAGGCATTGAATTCAATAATCAGGCTATTGCCAATCTCATTATGAAACATGCTCCAGACTGGCGCCGTGTTATCAATGAGTGTCAACGTTACTCATCGTCTGGCTCACTCTCTCCAGAGATTGTTACTACAGGTGAGAATGAGATCAAGGAGTTGGTGAAGTATCTAAAAGATCGTGACTTTCGACAGATGCGAGCTTGGGCAGCAGCAAACTCTGACATTGATTCTTCGGTAGTCTTTCGACGGATTTATGATTCAGCATATGACATCCTTGAATCTCAATCGATTCCACCCGCGATTCTAATCTTGGCTGACTATCAATATAAAGCGGCATTCGTAAGTGACAGAGAATTGAATATGGTTGCGTGTTTAACAGAACTCATGTCCAGCGCAAAGTGGAAATAATTATATGAGTAAATTATCCCCGTTTGATTTCTTAGGTTCAATCAACGAGAAGAAAGGTTATCTCTTCACTGACTGTCAATCTGATAGCAGTGGAGAGGCAGCCCAATTAGATTCTGTTGATCGTCAATATCCTCCGTTCATGGTGAATCGTGGACTATCATATTTCGTTGATACAGTAATGCTGTCGAATGAGATGAATCAAAGATTCGGTCTTGCAAATAAGATGCAATATGATTTCTTATATCACGGCATTAGAAAGAAGCGCAGGTTCTCTAAATGGCACAAGAAGGAAAAAGATACAAAGGATATTGAATTGATCAAGGAGGCATATTCATATAATCGTGAAAGAGCCGAAGAGGTTTATGACATGATTGATATCAAACAACTTCGCAAAGATATGGATAAGGGTGGTATGAAAAAAAGATAATGTATAAATACATTCATAAGATAAACAAATAATACTATGAATGAAGATGACATTATAAAATGGACACACGATGATATGCTTGAGGTTCTCTTATCAGAGCCTGATGACTTTCTTAAAATTAAAGAAACACTTACACGAATTGGTGTTTCATCAAAGAAGGATCATAATACACTATATCAAAGTTGTCATATATTACATAAACAGGGACGATATTTCATCGTACACTTTAAAGAACTCTTTATGCTTGATGGTAAACCATCGAACTTCACAAGAGATGATTTGGGTCGCAGGAATACAATTACAACACTATTATCCGATTGGGGTTTACTAAATATCGTTGATGAATCAAAGTCTGAAGAGAAGACTACATTAAGGAGCATTAAAATCATTTCCCATCGTGATAAACGTGAGTGGCAGTTAGAATCGAAATATTCGATTGGTAATACTAAAAGCGTTTAATGAAAGCACATTTTAAGACAGATCTAGAAGCAACAATTTCAGGTTACTTTAATGGTAACAAATTCATTCGTACAGTTACACTATTAGAAGATTTGGTATTCTATACAAAGGCAGGTGATTCTATCACTGTTCCTAAGGGTTTTGAGAGTGATGGAGCGAGTGTGCCTAAAGTATTCTGGTCAGCCTTTCCACCATTTGACACATATCTACCTGCAGCGGTCGTACACGATATTCTATGTGTACAAGCTCATGACGATAAGTGTTTATATACCTCTAAAGAAGCAGCTGATATATTCTATGAAGCAATGCGAGTATGTGGAGTTGGAAGAACTAAAGCACGAACGATGTATTATGCAGTCCGTTACTTCGGACCTAAATGGAAATAAACTAAAATCGAACTTTAAATTAATATAAATAACATATATACATGGCTTGGCAAAATATACCTAATAATCCACGTTGGCAATATGACGACGCTCCACTTGACCCAGGTGGTGCAGAAACTGCGCTATGGGCGACTAGCACAAACGGTGTTCGCACAAACGCCGCAGGTGACCAAATCTATGTTAATTGTAGACATAAACTTCTACACTCAACACAAGATTCTTTTCCTAATGAAATAAATAAAACATTTTGGATTGGAGTCGAACCTACTGGTATCATTCTCATTGACGAACTTGACGGCACCGCTGAAGGTACGACGTTGACCGTAGCGGCCACAGGGCGTGCCGCGCGCGATGTTACTAGCTGGCAAAAAGGCGAGAATAGCGCTTGGAAGCTCGGAGTAGGAAATACATGGCTTTTTAATACCAGCAATGTAAATGGTAATACAAGTGATGGTGCTATGGTAAAGATTATTAATCTAAGTGGCCACGGATTGTCAACTGAGAACCAACTTCAGATCAACATGACTTATAGTGCTTGGGATAATATCTCACCCTATGATGATTCTACAGAGATTGAGGTCTACGTTCATGTATGGGGCTTGGTTGACATAAATTCGACCGATACATCCGGTGTCGCAAACTTACATGCCCAAAACGGAAATATGTGGGCGGCGACCAACTCCCTCGACGTGTTCGATATTTATAATTTAGGGAATGGCACCCAATTTACAACCGGCTTCGCCGATGATGGTGGTAAAGGTGTAGCCGCAATCAAATTAACGCCCACGCAAGACACTGGAACTGCAGCTCTTGCCGATGCGGTGGCTTACTCCACTACGATTGATCTCAGCGGATATAGTTTGAACACACTTGCGCAGTATGATTATTTTGTGATCGGCATTGCTAAAAACAGCGACAGCGCATCCGACAGACAGTTTGCGATCCACGACATTAAGGCCATTGCTAGCACAGGTGCATAAGAAGTATAATATAAATAAACTTTTAAGGTAACACGCTGTTACTTTAAATGAGACGCCCTCGGGGTCTCACAACAACATAACCCTGCCTAATAGGAGGAACAATAAATGACACAATACACAATCCCACGTTCGTGG